GCTCTTGGGTGGTGGCCCACTCGACCCAGCCAGGCCAAGGCGTTGCGCTCCATCGCGTGGATTGTGGGGGAGGGAGCTCGGCTCGCTGTCGAGTTGAGGGGAGAAGCGACAGCCCCGAGGCGTCGCCGCAGGGCTGGGAAGCCAGGAGACGGGGCTAGGCCTCGAATCGACCCCCCTGCCCCCCCCTGAGGGGCCCACGCCGCTGCCCAGGGTATTAGATGGGACCGCTCTTCATACGCTCCCCAGATTTGCCAGCCGCAACCTGTTGAGGTAGCGTGCCGCGGCATAGGAGGGCGACGACACGGGCATCTTCACGGAGAAGGACGAGGACGCGGTGCAGCGGGCGCGCGAGGAGCATGGCGATCAGAGCGACATGGGCGGCCAGGAGTTCGGGACGGCGGCTGCGGCGGCGAACCGCCTAGCGCTGCGGTGTCACCTGACGTTGCAGCAGCCGATGGGGAGTCCGGTGTTCGACATCGACCAGGTGATCGGGATCGACCTGGACCCTTCGGGACCGGAGGCGCGCACGCGGCACGCGCTGTACGTATCGAGCATCTACGTCGTGCCTGCGCATCGGGAGCCGCCGCACACCTCGGAGGAGATCCCCGGTCTGATGGAGGTGACGTACCACCTCACGACCCTCCGATGGCGGGATCGCGCCGAAGAGCCGGATCGGGGATAGACCCGTGACAAGACCCCTCGGCGGGCGATTCGGGCTATTGCGAGACAGCGTGCTCGGACGTCGGCGGCTGCGCGCTTGCGCTATCGGCGGGCGAACCAGGAAGGCAGTCGGCGCTTGCGGCAGATGCTCTGGTGGTCAGCCTCGGGTCTGCGGGATTCACGCCCCGCCCGTGGTTCAAGGCATCCCATCAACAGGTCGCACCAGAGGTCCATCGGCTTGTTGGAGTCCTTCTCGAAGGCGGGTGGCGACGCTGCTCACCATCCCCGCGCAGGCGTCCTATGCGTAAGAGTCGTAGTCGATTCACGGGGGGCCGCAAGCTGGGTGCGCATGATCCGGCGCATAATCCGCGCGCCGAATCGGAAGTTCCGCGTGCAACCCAGCGGAAACCCAGGCGTCCTGGGGTGCTCGCGCCGCTCGATATTTCCGATCCGTGGGTGCCTCGAGTGGGCTGGGACCGGCCGCCGCTGCGCGCCTGGTGGTCTGGGCAGTTGATCTTCGGGAGCTCGGCGCGCTGGGCGCTGGCTGGGGAGCCGGGGACCATGACGCCGTACCGGGTGAGGGCCTCGTGTCTCCACCATCACAAGTCGATCGCGACCGCCATGCGTTGTGCCGAGCGAGCGCAACGGCGGTGGGCGCGCGGGAAGGGAATCCAGTGGGACTGATGAGGGTGCGCCAGGCCGCCAAGGAGATCGGGCTCAACCCGATCAGCCTCTGGAGGGCGATCAAGGCCGGCGAGCTGCGGGCCTACAGGCCTGGACTCGAGGGCGTGCGGCTGCAAGTGCGGCTTGCCGACGTGGAGGCCTGGCTCGAGACGAAGAGGGTGCGACCGGAAGATGCGTGAAGAGCTCCGATGGGACTTCGATTACTTGTGGCACTTCCTGGAGGGCGTCGGGTTCAACGGCCTGGTGTTCTGGTTGCTGGAGGCGTTCAGCGTCCACTGGCTGCCGCTTCTGCTGGGGGTGGCGCTGCTCGCGCTATTCGGAGTCGCTCGAGAGGGGTTCCAGCACGACTGGAGCCCACTCACGCCGCACCGGATGATCGAGGCGTGGACGTGGCCGCTGGGCGGGTGCGTGCCGCTGATCGCAGGGATCTTCCAGCTCTAACCAAGGAGGCTATATGGCCGACGAACAGAAGAAGACGATCTGCCTGGACTTCGACGGGGTCCTGCACAGCTACAAGAGCGGCTGGCTCGGCGAGGACGTGCTCGAGGAGCCGATGGAGGGGGCGCAGGACTTCTGCCGCACCCTGAAGGTGTTCTTCGAGGTGGTGATCTTCTCGTCGAGATCCCGAAACTCGTTGGGGTACGGTGCCATGGTCGACTGGCTGGGGAAGCACAACTTCCCGTTCATGCCGATCTCTTCGGTGAAGCCGATGGCGGTGCTCTACGTGGACGACCGCGGCTTCCGGTTCACGGGGTCCTTTGGCGACGTGCTCCACTTCATCAAAGAGAACCCCGGCCTGCCCTCGGGCACCTGCCAGGCCAAGGAGACATTCGACGGCGAGAAGTCGGAGCCGCAGGAGCAGACTCGCCCTCTGCCCGCGCCCAGCTCCAACGGGCTGAAGCGGCTGGCTCAGTGGCACGATCGCAATAGCGGCTGCCTGTCCACGGAGGCCTGGTACGACCTACTCGAAGTGGCGATGCACATGGAGAACGAGGCGCGAAATGGGTGACAAGACGAAGTGCCGCAAGTGTGGCTGCCCGATGGAGCTCATCATGGGGCCGAACGGCAAGCAGATCCCCGTCCAGAAGGTGACGATGGTGTATGGCATGGGGCCGAACGGGGAGCTGCGTAGGGCCCACGTCAAAGACAGCCTCGAAGATCTCCTCCAGTACAACGAGTTCTACGTCTCCCACTTCCAGACATGCTCCGACCCGGCGCGGTTCTCAAGGAAGCGCGGTTGATCGACGAGGAGGGGCCGGGGCCGGCGTACCCCGGAGGAGCGCCGCACTCGCGGGGCCGCTTCACCGACACGTCGTGGTTCGCCGCGCGGTCAATCCCAGAAGATCGGCTGAACCAACTGCAAGTAAGGACGCTCAACCTACTACGAGAGAGGGGCGATGCGGGGGCGACGAACGAAGAGGCGTCCGAAATGCTGGGCGAGTACCTCTATACGATCGCACCCCGCGTGCGCGAGCTCGTGCTCCACGGCCTGGTCGTGGACTCGGGGATGCGACGGCCATCCTCTCGCAACAGGCCGATGATCGTCTGGACCTATACCCCGGGCGGGGAGTGGACCGGCGACGACGAAGGACACGAGTTCTAACCCCAAAAGGAGTAACGTATGGCACCGTCCGATCTAGCGCCGATGCACATCCTGGCCGATTCCCTGGAGAGTTTGATCGTGGAGTTCCAGCAGAAGGTGGAGCGCGTCGCTGGCCTCATGGGGGTCGCAGAAGCGACTCCGTGCGAGGAGCCGGCGGCCAGCGGAGCCACGCTGCAGTCGAGGCTGGTCCGCTCGATCCAGACCGTGGGTTTCGCCTTGACCACCCTCACCAAGATGGAGGTCCAGCTCGACTTCGAGGGCGGCCAGCCCGCGCCTACCCGCGGGATGTCCGAGCCGGACTTCCGGTCGTGACGCCCGACGAACGGCGAATGACCTTCATCCTGCGGTGGGGGATCATCGCGATCACGGTCGGCATCCTTCTCCTGGTGGCGGCCTTCTGGAAGGGGGACGCCGAGTGCAACTGGTGTGTCCCCAGCTACTGCGCCTTCGACCACGACTGCCCTGACAACTGCGCCTGCTGCATCGAGCATGGCGAGATAGACGGAGTGTGCTGCTAATGAGCGAATCGAAACCGCCGCCGCCCCCGCCGCCCGATGGCGACGAGAAGCCGCCGGCCCAGACCTTTCTGGAGGAGCTCGCGGAGCACTACGGGGACCGCCTGGTCGGGGCCCTGGCCGTGGTCTTTCTGGAGGACGGCCAGACACTGGTCTGCCGCTCCGGCGGGCTGAACGTCCGCGACGAAGTCTACGGCGCACGCATGTGCGTGACGGTCGTGGAGGATTGGGCGTTCTCGCCCATGAAGAAACGAGACGCCGAGAACCGGCGGCTCAACTAAGAGGAGGGCCCATGGCCGGATTCGACGTACACCAGATCGAGGAACTGTTCACCTACCACGCCCCGCGCGGCAGCCAGGTGGAGCGTTACGTCCAACTGCGCGAGGCGCACAAGGAGCTCGCGAAGAAGATCCTCGAGTTGACGCCCGGCTGCGCCGAGCAGACGCTGGCGATCCGCGCGCTGCACCAGTGCTCGATGAACGCCAACTCGGCGATCGCTCTCGAGCCGGTGGGAAGCGAGGACTTGCACGGGGGAGCCCCCTCGGGGTAGACTGGCTCCGCGAAGTGCAGGTGCAGGTAGTCCATGGGGCACGCCCCCGGTTCTCTTCACGGAGATCTCGGGGGCGTCGCCTTTTGGGGCCCCGGTGAGCGGCTCCCTGGTTCTCTGGGAGTGCCCGTCGCTCACCGCGTGGCTCACCCACCGAGCCTGCCTCACCAACCGCCGCCGAGCCCGGCAACAGCGCGCAACTCGGCGCGTAAATAGCCGGAAATACGACGCAATCACCACGGACCACCAGGCCATGCTCGTGCGCATGGGGGGTTGCCTCCGCTGCCCTGGCTGTGTAAGCCTGCACACGAGAGGGAGAACGAGGCCCCCTCGGGGCTTCGTGGGGTGACGGATGGGGACCAAGGGCGGCCACAAGCACTCCGGCGCGCGAGGCCGGCAGGCCGATCTCCCGGTGGTCCTCACCGATGACGAGCTCCTCGATGACATGGACGAGGCCGAGCTCAACCAGGCCCAGAAGCTCTGCCGCGAGAAGACCGACGACGCGGTCGACGCCCTGGGTGAGGTCTGCAACGACCAGGATGCCACGGGCACCTCTCGAGTGGCCGCGGCGCGCGAGATCTTGAACCAGGGCTGGGACAGGCCGACCGGCCGCAAGGGCAACCTCGCCGGCGCGGACGGCATCCACCTCCAGATCATCAACTTCACGCCTGGCGCTCAGCCGGTGCACACGGTCGTCCAGGTCGCCGGCCAGGCCCCGCTCGAGCTCGAGGACGACGACGACTTCATCGACGAAGAGGAAGAGGCCGCCAACTTCCTGAGGGAGGGGCTATGAGAGAGCTCACGGGCTGCGGGATCCACCACACGGCGTCAATCCCAGAAATCACATTCCAGACCGTCGAGAGGTGGCACAAGGCGAAGGTCCCGCCCTGGTCCGAGATCGGCTACCACGAGTACATCGACGACCAAGGCGTCGTTTGGGACGGCCGGCGGCGGCAGAAGATGGGCGCGCAGATGAAGCGCCAGAACCGCCACACAATCGGGATCTGCGTCGCCGGCGACAACACCGTGGACGGACGCAAGTGGAATAGCGCGCAGATCACGGCTCTCTGCCAGCGGGTCCTCTCCTGGCACGAAGATTTCCCCAGCATGGTCTTCGGCGGCCACCGCGACTTCCCGTTCCAGCGAACGGCCTGCCCGGGGCTCGACATCGAGGACTTTCTGCGGGTCCACGGCGTGCACGTCCCGATCGTCGGCAAGTGAAGCTCCAGATCCCGTACAACTGGACGCCCCGGCCCTATCAGCTCCCGGCCTGGGAGGCCCTCGAGAGCGGGCACAAGCGCGCCTGCCTGGTCTGGCACCGCCGCGCCGGCAAAGATCTCTTCTGCCTCAACTGGATCGCGAAGCAGGCGTTCCTCAGGAAGGGGCTGTACTGGCATGTGTTCCCAACCTACCGACAGGGGCGAAACGCGATCTGGTTTGGGGCAACGCGCGATGGACGGAAGTTCCTCGACCACTTCCCCCTTCACGACACGGGTGTCCCTAACGCCGTCATCACCCGGAAACGGGACGATGACCACACCATGTGGTTCGCGAACGGCTCTCGTTATCAAGTGGTCGGAGCCGACGACCCCGACCGACTGGTTGGCGCTAATCCGATCGGAGTGGTCTTTTCCGAGTGGAGCCTGATGAACACGGCCGCCTGGGATCTCCTGCGGCCGATCCTCGCGGAGAACGGTGGCTGGGCCATCTTCATCTACACGCCCAGAGGCAGAAACCACGGCTACAAGATCCTGGAGATGGCCAAGACGAACCCCAACTGGTACGCCCAGGTCCTCACGGTCGACGACACCAAGGCGGTGCCGATGGAGGCCATCGAAGAGGACCGGGCCAGCGGCATGTCGGAGGAGATGATCCAGCAGGAGTACTGGTGCTCCTTCGACGCCCCCCTGGTCGGCTCCTACTACGGCGAGCAGCTCGGGTACCTGACCCAGCACGATCGCTTCGGCCGGGTGCCCTGGGAGCCGCGGCTTCCCGTCACCACCGGCTGGGATCTCGGTGTGGGGGACGCGACCGCGATCTGGTTCGCGCAGCAGCACCACAAGGAAGTCAGGCTGATCGACTACTACCAGGCCACCGGCCGCGGCCTGGAGCACTACGCGAAGATCCTCGCCGACCGCCCCTACACCTACAACCGACACCTCGCACCGCACGACATCAAGGTGCAGGAGCTCGGCTCCGGTAAGACGCGCCTTGAGATGGCTACTAGCCTGGGCCTCCGGTTCCAGGTCGTGCCGAAGCTCGCGGTTGCGGACGGGATTCAGGCCGTCCGGGCCCTTCTCCCGCGGTGCTACTTCGATGAAGAGGCGACCGAGACGGGCGTCCAAGGACTGCGCGAGTACGTGAAGCAGCCTACAGGCGAAGAGGATCCCGAAGGCAATCTGATCTACATGGACAAGCCTCTGCATAATTGGGCGTCGAATCCAGCGGACGCCTTCCGCACGCTCGCCATCGGCATCCGGCCGGCGGCGGCGAAGCGGGAGCGGCTCGCACCCACGCTGCCGATCGTGTAAAAATGTCCCAGGCGGCGGCAGGGAAGCAAGTCGAACTGGAGAGGCGGATCAAGGCGCTCGAAGATCTTTGCGAGTACCTGGTCGCCTGCATCGAGGGCGGCAACAAGCCTGATCCAGTCGAAATCCCGCCGCGCCCCGCCATCCTCGATAGGTTCGGGCTCGGCGTCGAGGACTGAGCCGTGGCCAGCGATCTCGTACCGACAACCCCCAAGGCCGGCGATCCCGAATGGGAAGACGAGGAAGAGCACGCCTACTCGCCCGATGAGGTCGTCCCGCTAACGGACGAGGAGCTCGTCACCATCCTGGACGGAGAGATCGCCGACGCGCTGGGTGGCGAGCACTCCGCAATCTCCGATCAGATAGAGAAGGCTCTCGACTACTACTACGGCAAGCCGTTCGGCAACGAGCAGGTGGGCCGCTCGAAGGTGGTTCTCACCGACGTGGCCGACACCATCGAATGGATCATGCCGTCCATGATGCGCATGTTCTTCGGTGGAGACTCAGCCGTCCGCTACAACCCGCTCACCAAGGAAGACGAGGACGGGGCAAGCCAGGCCAGCGACTACATGAACCAGACCTTCCTCCAGCAGGAGGAGGGCTTCCTGGGCGCTCACGACTGGATCAAGTCCGCGCTGCTCCAGAAGTGCGCGAACATGAAGGTCTGGTACGAGGAGCTCGAGGTCCCCGAGGTCACGACGCTCCGCGGCCTCTCCGATATGGAGATGCGCGACATCGCGGCCGACGAAGAGGTCGAGTTCCTGGAGGTCCTCGAGCGCGAAGACCCGCTGGTCGTGCCGCCCCCTCCCGGCTCCCCTGATGGGGCCGAGCCGATCTCCATCCCTCTCTATGACGTGCAGGTGCGCCGCGTAGAGCTGAAGCGGCGGATTCGCGCCGTGCCGATCCCCCCCGAGGAGTTTCTGATCGCCAGGCGCGAAACGCGCATGAACGACGAGACTTCGTTCGCTTGCCACGTCTCGAAGAAGAGCCTCTCGGATCTACTCTCCATGGGCTTCGACGAGGACCAGGTCCTCTCTCTGCCGGTCGACGACGGCGAGGAGTACAGCTCCGGCCGGATCGCGCGCCATGGCGACGACGACGACATGCCCCTCACCAGCCAGGACCGTGCCGACCTGGCCGCCCGCCGCGTGTGGGTGAAGGACTGCTACATCAAGGTGGACTTCGACGGGGACGGCTACACGGAGCTCCGCAACGCCGTCCTCGTCGGAGCCGACTCCGGTCAGCTCCTCCAGAACGACTACACCAACTTCCAGCCCTTCGCGTCGCTCTGCCCGATCCCGATGCCGCACAAGTACTGCGGGATCTCGATGGCCGACCTGGTCATGGATCTCCAGCTCATCCGGTCGACACTGCTGCGGCAGATGCTCGACAATATCTACCTCCAGAACAACTCGCGGCACACAGCCGTGGAAGGGATGGTCGAGCTCGACGATCTCCTGAGCTCGCTGCCCGGTGGCGTCGTGCGCGTCCAGGCTCCCGGCATGGTCGAGCCCATCATCACTCAGCCCCTCTCGCCGATGGCCTTCAACATGCTCGAGCACCTGGAGGGGGTGCGGGAGACGAGGACGGGCATCACCCGGTACAACCAGGGCATGGACGCGAAGTCGCTGAACCAGACGGCGACGGGCATCACCTCGATCATGGAGGCCGCCAACGCGCGCATCGAGCTGATTGCCCGGATCTTCGCGGAAACCGGCTTCAAGCGGCTCTTCAAGCTCCTTCTCCGACTCATGGTCGAGTCGCCGATCAAGGACCAGGTCATCAAGCTCCGCGGCGAGTGGACCCCGATCGACCCGGCCACCTGGAACCCGAACATGGACGTGCAGATCCAGGTCGGCCTGGGCGTCGGCCAGGCGGCCCAGCGGGTGCAGAGCCTGATGCAGATCGGCGAGCTCCAGAACGGGATGCTCTCGGCCGGCATGGGAGGGATGATCGTCACGCCCGACAACGCCTACAACATGGCGCACGAGATCCAGGTGGCGATGGGCTTCAAGACCCAGGACTACTTCTTCACCGATCCGACCGGCAAGCCGCCGCCGCCGCCGAAGCCCGACCCGGCCGAGATCAAGGCCCAGGCCGACATGGAGGTGGCTAAGGTCGAGAACCAGGTAGAGGTCCAGAAGCTCGAGCTCGAGGAGCTCAAGGTCGAGAGCGACGCGGCGCTGAAGCGGTACCAGCTCGACCTGGATGCCGCTCTGCGACGCGAGAAGATCCAGAGCGACGAGACGATCGCCAAGGCCAAGTTGGAGGTCGACCTCGAAACGGCGAAGCTGGACATCGAGGCCGCCAAGGCGAACGCCAAGGTGGCGGCAGAGAACAGGCCCAAGCCCAAGGAAGGGGAGAAGAAGGATGCCGGATGACACACTGGTGTTGGTCGTAGAAGACGACGAAATGTCAGTCGCAGCGAAGGTCGAGGCCCTCAGGACGGCCGGTCGGAAAGAACTGGCGGTGGAAGTCCTGCGCGTCATCGACGCGATGCACGGGAAGGAAATCGTTGTGCGGTTGCGCGAGTTCGTGCTCCACGAGATCGACCCACACAAGCACGCGGCAGCGCGCCTCCCGGGGTACGCGCGAAGGAAGATCGCCGAGATGGCCGCTGACCAGCCCGAGCCCGAGGCCGAGCCCGAAGACCGCGGGCAGGGCTGGCCCGCGGAGCAGCCGGTGACCGAGCCGAAGCCGGAGGACGACCAGGCCGAGGGAGAGAGCGACTGGCTCGAAGAGCTCAGTGACGAAGAGGAGGCCGCGAAGCAAGCGGCAGCCGAGTCCGAACAGCCGGCATAAAGCTAGGCACAGCACGGAGTTACCATGAACGCCGAAGAACGGCGCGAGGTCGAAGAGAAGGCCGAGGCGGCCCAAGCGAAGGCGGAAGACGCGAAGAGTTTGCTCGACCACCCGCTAATCCAGGAAGCCTTCGCCGTCTACGAGGGCACCATCACGACGCTCTGGAAGAAGACGCCACCGGACGCCACGGCGGAACGTGAACTGCTGTATCAGCGGTGGATGGCGGGCCAGGTCTTTCGGACGTACTTGACGCGGACGATTGGAGCAGGCAAGGTTGCAGCCGAAACGGCGGCCAGGATACTGGCCGATGACAGCGCCGGCGGCGGCACCTGAAACTCCCACCGATCCCGTATCGCGGATCCAAGCCATCATCGAAGCCGAGGATGCGCCCGAAGAGCGCAGCTCGGACGTTCGTGGTGCTGACGGTCGCTTCGCAGAGCGTCCGGGTACCGGCGGCCCCGAAGTAGAGCCCGAAGAGGGCGGCCCCGAAGAGGGCGAGCTCGAGCCCGTCGAAGCCAAGGCCGAGCCCGACGCCGAGGCCGAGCCCGACGCCGATCCCGACGCCGATCCCGCAGAGGCCAAGCCCGCGGAAGAGCCCGAAGAGGACGAAGGCGTCCAGACCTTCGACGAGCTCGCGCAGGCTCTCGAAATCGAATCCGACGCCCTGGCCGAGCACATCACTGTGCAGGATGCCGAGGGCAAGGCAGTTCCCCTTTCAACCGTCCTGGCCGAGTACCGGAACCAGCCGGCCGCCACCGCGGCCCTGGCCCAGGTCCGTCAGCAAGAGGTCGATCTCAGCACCGAGCGCACCGAGCTCCGTGGCCGTCACGACCAGGAGCTCAACAAGGTCGTGGCTCTGACCCAGCAGCTCATCAACTCGCTGGGCACCGAGGAGCCCAACTGGCAGCAGCTCAAGGAAGATCTCGACCCCGACGAGTACCTCTCCCGGCGTCAGGAATGGTCGCAGCGCGACGCGGCGGTACGCGCGTCTCTGGCCGAGCTGGACACTCAGGCCACGAGCCGCGATGCCGAATTTGAGGCAGATCGGCAGCGGCTCACCGCGAAAGAGGTGGAGCAACTCAAGGTCGCCATGCCGGCCTGGCGGGACAAGACGAAAGCGGAGCCCGCCATGGCCGCCGTGGCCGAGTACCTGCAGAGCAAGGGCTTCGACGAAGCCGAAGTCAACACCATGATCGACCACCGCATGGTGCTCGTCGCGTGGGACGCGGTGCAGTACCAGCGGATCAAGAAGCAACGGCCGGCGGCCCTGAAGCGAGTGCAGCTCGCGAAGGACAAGACCGCAGGCCGAAAAGCTGTTCCCGTGGGCGCTCGACAGGCCCGCGTACCCAAGGCGGCACAACGAGCGAAGCAAGCGAGAGCGAGATTGAGGAAGAGCGGCAAGGTGGAAGATGCCGCCGCCGTCTTCGACGCGCTCATTGATGGGGAGGACTGAGCCATGGCCATCCCGACCAGCACGGTCGAGACATACGACCAAGAGGGCATCCGGGAGGATCTCGAGGGCGCGATCTACGACATCTCGCCGACCGACACGCCCTTCATGTCCAACATCGGACGGACCAAGATGAAGGCGACGCTGCACGAGTGGCAGCTCGACGCTCTGGCCGATCCCGACGAGGACAACGCGGCGATCGAAGGCGACGACGCCCCCGATCCCGAGTTCACGGCGACGACGAAGAAGACCAACCGGAGCCAGATCAGCACCAAGACGGTGTCGATCTCCGGTACGGCCGACGCCGTCACCACCGCAGGGCGCTCCACCGAGACGGGCTACCAGGTCGCGAAGAAGAGCAAGGAGCTCAAGCGCGACATGGAGAAGATCCTCACCTACAACCAGAGCCTGGACGCTGAACACCGACTTCGACTCCACGTCGGGTGCCGACGGCGGGAGCGGCACCGCGCGCACCGACAGCTCGGCCACGCGGGCGATCACGGAGAACATGCTCAAGAACGTGCTCCGGGACGCCTGGAGCGCCGGCGGTCAGCCCAACTTCGTCATGTGCGGCGGCTTCAACAAGCAGGCGATCTCGGCCTGGACCGGCGGGGCGACGCGCACCGACAAGAGCGAGGACAAGACGGTCACGGCCGCCGTGGACGTCTACAAGTCCGACTTCGGTGACGTGAAGATCGTGCCGAACAGGTTCCAGAGGGTTCGCTCGGTGCACGTCCTGGACCTGAGTCTGTGGGCCGTCATGTACCTGAGGAAGTTCCGTCAGTGGAAGCTGGCCAAGACCGGCGACTCCAAGAAACGGCAGCTCCTGGTGGAGTACTCGCTGCGTTCGGCGCAAGAGGCGGGCTCCGGGGGGATCTTCGATCTGACCTCCAGCTAGGGCTGGCCGGTCTGAGGAGGGAGTAGTCCAATGAGCTTGGGCGCAGGACAGCGCGAGTACATCGCCGTCAACATCACGAGCGTGGCGACCGGCGAGAGCATCTTCATCCCCATGCCCGAGAAGTGCGTGGTGACGAAACTGTGGGTATCGGTCGAGGCGCAGCTCGACGACATCCTGACGACGACCCTCGAGATCGGAGGCACGGCCATCACGGGTGCGTCCGTGGCCATCGCAGCCGGGGGTGCGGCCGGGCTTACGGGCTCTTCCGCGTGCACGGCGCTCAATGAGGTCGCGGCTGGCGGGACGGTCGAGGTGATCTTCAACGGGACGCCGACAACCACATGCTCGGGCACGGCGCTGATCGAGATCAGCAAGGGGACGTAGAACAGCCCTAGAGGGGAGTAGCTCCATGCTTGGCGCAGGACAACGCCGGAAGATCACGATCAACATCACGAGTGTGGGGACCGCCGAGAGTGTCTTCATACCGATTCCCGAGAAGTGCTCCGTCTACAAGCTGTGGGCGGCGATCGAGGCGACCATCAATGTTGATCTCATCGTGAGCCTCGAGATCGCCACGGTGGCTGTCACCGGGGGATCGGTCACGATCGCGGCCTCGGGATCGGCCGCCGGCGACGTGGGATCCTCGCTGTGCACGGCGGCCAACGAGATCGCGGCGGGGGGCACCCTCGAAGTGCTCTTCAACGGTGGGCCGGCAACGACTTGCTCGGGCACGGTGGTGATCGAGTTGACCAGGGGCGAGAACTAGGATCCCCCACCGCACAGGCGGGGGCTCTAATCGGGGGAGACGATGACACTACCTATTCGCCGACCGTTGAACGATTACGCGCTGGGCCCGTTCGACATTGCGCTCATCGACGCAGCGTCAGCCGCGCTCTACGTGCATCCGGTTCCCTTCGCGGGCCAGATCATCGCCATGCACCTCTCGATGCTGGATGCCATCACCGGGACCAACTTCAGCGCGATCACGGTGGAGAAGAACGGCGTGGCGATGACCGGGATCACCATGGACGTGGGTATCGGCGACGCCTTGGCCGTCACCTCGGCCGAGTTCGGCCCGAATCTCGTCACGGGGGCCGTGGCAGAGGGCGACTGCATCGAGGTCAAGACCGATGGCGGCTGCGACGATGGCACCCTCGCCAGCGTCTACCTGATTATCCGCCGATAGGGGCGCAGATGGGAGGCAACCGTGAAGTTCTGGCCTCTCCGGTCGCCCCCGCAGATCGCGGGTGACTCGGCCACCGTTTCGCTGAGCACTTCCTATGCGAACGTGGATCTGCCCGTCTGCGCGGACGGAGAACCTGCGCGCTACGTGCTCCTCGCATGGGAGGGCGGCGAGGGCCTCCAGGTCAAGATGCCGGGCAACTCCCTCGCTCCGTGGTTCCACGAGTTGGGGATGCCGTATCTACTGAGGTTGTCCCGCACCTCCGCGACGCGAGTCACGATGAAGCTGCGGTCGGGCACCGGGACGCTGCACCTGACTCCGGTGGAGGGCCGCTAATGCTGGACTTCGGACTCGCCACCCCTGTCGACATGAGCGGAGTGACTACTCGAGACGCGGATGTGAACGACACCGCCTGGGACACGGTCCTCATCCCGAACGACGCCTCGGGGAACCCAGCCAAGTTCGTCATGGTGTCCTGGCGGATCCCTGACACGGCAGCTCCGGTCCACCTCCACGTATTGGTCCACAACGGCGCGGCGGGCAGTACCCCCGCCGACGGTGTGCCCGTCTTTCACGGCCTGGCGCACAATCCGATCATCCTGGACGTGAGTGGGGCCTCCAAGATCTCGTTCATCACGGTCGCCGGAAGCACCTACGCCTCCGTCTCTGCTATCGGGAACCAGTCGGCCGGTTGCGCCGAGCGCAGCATCGGCCCGCTCCAGATTGCGGCCGACTCCATTCCGCTCGAGGCAGACAACGGGACGCAGACTGTCACGCTCGACACCGTGCTCGACTCTACGGGAGAGAAGGCCAAGTACGTCTTGGTGGCATGGGAGGAAAGGGACGCCGCCCTCCGGCTCACTCAATACAGCCTCTCTTCTGGCCACCCATATTTCCACGGGAACGCGCACAATCCGATCATCATGGACGCGCGTGGCGTGATCCATTGGCGCTACCAGGCCGAAAGCGGGAAGACGGCCCAGGTCCACCTCACTCCTCTGGAGAACGGATAGATGCTCAACTCACCGATCAAGGTGTCCAGTTCCAACAGGTGCACTTACGACACCAGCGTTCATGCAACCAATACCGAGCAGGTCATCCTGCCGGCGACCGACTCGGTGTTGAAGGTGCTGCACTTCGTCGCCGGCGACGTGGACGCGGACAACGAGTTCATCGAGTTCGCTTCGCCCCACGGCGTCGAAACCTACAGCCCGGTGAGCCTGCAGGGTGCCGACCTACCTGCGGGGTGGGCCCCGAATCGCACCTTTTCGGCAATCGCCCTCACCCCCACGAGGCTCCAGTTCGCGGCTCGGGCGGGGGGTAGCGCGACGGCCTGCTCGGACCAAGGGAGTGGCACCGACTTGCTCGTGCAGGTGCGCCGCTACGCCCAGCGAGTGCTGCTCTCCAACTACGGCGGCTACGACATCGTGTTTCGCGCGAGGCCGCTGGGCGACTACACGATCTCAGATACAGACATCGAGGCCCTTCTCTCGTTCGCCGCAGCTCAGCCGTACATCCTCAACGTGATCGGCAACCGCGTCCTGGCCTGCCGCTCGATCGGTACGGCCAGCAAGCTCTGCATCATCCCTCTGGAGAACGACTGATGGGCCAGTGGCAGGCGCTCGACGACGGGGCGCACAACGGCATCATGCAGCGAATGATCCACGACGAGGCCGAGGACCTCCTGGTCGTGCAGTCGATCGCGGACGTGGAGCCCTTCCTGGAGCAGAACAAGGCCGACATGCGCGAGGCCGAGACGGGCAGCCGCGGCTACACCCCCTCCCGAGATCTCCAGCGCGTGGCCAGCATCCCGAACATCATCATCGAGAAGTGGCTCCGCGAGGACGGGATCAACGTCTTCGACGACAACGACGCGGACAAGGTTCTCGCCAAGCTGGACAGCCCTGAGTACCTCTTCCTGCGGACGGCACCTGGCCGGCTCTCGCGGAAGCCGGTGCGGGAGTATCCCACCACTACGGGGGCCTGATCCATGCCGTTCGACGCCTACAAGAAGCTCCTGCGCGGCATCGAGAAGTGGATGGAGAGGCCCGACCTGGTCGGCGACATCCCCGACTTCGTGCGCCTCACGGAGGTGAAGCTCGCACGAGCTCTCAAGTGGCGCTTCACGAACGTGGCCACGGACGGCAGCGACACCCTCACGGCCGACCAGGACTACATCACGCTGCCCACGGGCTGTCTCGAGGTGGAGTCGTTCCAGCTCGACAGCTCCGAGGGCCCCTTCCCGGTGGACATCGTCGGGCCCGCCGAGTTCATCGAAAAGAAGCGCGGCCTGGAGGGCTTCCGCCCGGCGGTCGCGCGCCACGTCGGGCTGACGCTGAAGCTCGCGCCGACGCCCACGGTCGAGGACAACTACACCCTCTGGTACCAGTCGGTCATCACGGGCCTGGACGAGGACAATGCGACCAACTGGCTCCTGGCCAACGCCTTCGACATCCTGCTCTACGGCTCGCTGAAGGAAGGCTGGGACTTCGTCGGCGACTACGGAGCCGGCCAGAAGTGGGGGGCAGACTACAAGAGCGCCCTTCCCGAGCTCAGACGCCTGGAGTGGCGAGCTCGAGCTGGCGGCGGGCCGCTGCGCACCCACCACGACATCGACCCAGGGGGACTGCCGGATCGGCTCAGGTAGCCGGGAGGATTCATGCCGCGGCAAATGTTCACAGACTGGCGGCCGGATCTCCCCGACCTTCTGAATCCGGGGGTAGTCCGCGCCAGCAACGTCGTGCCCGTTCTGGGCGGCTTCGGCCCCATGCGCAGCTTCGTGGATGCCGGAGAGGACGCCCTGGACGCCTATTGCCGCGGCGGCTGGGCGGCGATCGACTCCTCGCGGAACCCCCACAACTTCGGTGGCGACGCGACGAAGCTCTACCGGATCTACACGTCGGGCCTGGGGGACGTGTCCGCGGCCGGCGGCTACAACTGCACCGGCAACGCCAAGTGGGTCTATGCGCAGTTCGGCCAGGTCGTCTTCGCGGCCAACAAGAACGACAAGATCCAGTACTTCAACCTGCGCTCCTCGGACGACTTCGCCGACGTGTCGGGGGACTACGTACCGCGATGCAGGCACCTGGCCGTGGTCGGCAACCACCTGATCTGCGGCAACTTCTTCGACGGCATCAGCGGGTCGGTGCCGAACGGCGTCGCCTGGCCGGCGATCGGCAACCCTCTCGTCTGGCCGGAGCCGGGTAGCGACGACGCGGTCCAGGTTCAGTCGGATCGCCAGGCCCTCGAAGGCGACGGCGGTTGGGTCCAGGGCGTGGTGGGCGGTGCCGAGATCGGCGCGATCTTCCAGGAGCGCAGCATCTGGAGAATGGACTACCGCGGCGGCTCGGTGATCTACGACTTCACGCGCGTCGAGGCGGGCCACGGGCTGCTGATTCCCGACATCGCGATCCCCTTCGGCCGTGACATGCTCTTCCTATCCGAGAGCGGCTGGCGGATCTTCGACTACACCGCCTCCAGGCCTGCCGGCAAGGAGCGGATCGACCGCTGGTTCTTCAACGACTACGACAGCGCCTACCCGCATCGCGTGACCGCTCTCCGAGATCCTGACAGCACCAGGATCTGGTGCAGCTATCCCGGCGCGGGCAACTCCGGCGGGACTCCCAACCGGCTCCTGGTCTACGACCACGCGCTCGACCGCTTCACCCACGGAGACGAGGCCATCGAGGCCCTGGTCGCCTTCATCACGCCGAGTTCGGACACGCTCGACTCCGACCCTGCCGAGGACATCGACAACACCACCGGCAGCTTCGATGACGAGGTGAGCTCGCCCGGCGCTTTTCAGCTCGGGGCCTGGGACACGAACCACAAGCTGGGCTCGTACAGCGGGGCCTACAAGGATCCGCAGTTCGACACCGGCTACCTCGAGCTCGCACCCGGCCGTCGCTCTCGCGTCGTCGGCATCCGGCCCCTGGTCAACGGGGACACGGACACCAGGACGCGCGTGGCGGCCATGGCTTCGCTCAGTGAAACACCAGTATTCGGCCCCAGCGTCTCGCCCAATAGGAGCGGCCTTTGTTGTCACCGCTCGGATGGACGCTACCACCAGATTCGCACCGACATTGATGGCTCGGACTTCGTAGAGGCGCTGGGGCTGGACATTGACGCCGTTCCGACAGGGGTTCGCTGATGGCGATCCGCGATCGGTACGCAGGCCTGCCGAGCTCGTGGCGGTGGAGGAACCCGGAAGAGCACCTGCGGAAGGTGTCCGAGAAGGTGAACGGCATCCTCACGGGCGAGCTCAACAACGGGTTCGTCGTGGAGCTCGACCCCGGCGTGGTCTTCACCGACATCATAGATTCGCGGCTCGACGCGCTGCGCGTGCCCCTCGTGGTGCCCATGTCCGCGAGTGCCGCCGCGGCGATGGGCTCCTTGTGGGTCCAGCCCCAGAACGGAAAGATCAGGCTGCACCATGACGCAAGCGCCGCGACAGACAGGACGGTGGGGGTAGTGTTCTTTGGGTGAGAAGCGACTGGTTGCGGTGGCACCGGGAGATGCGGAGAACCTGAAGGAGGTTCTCGCGCTGCTCTTTGCCGGGATCCCGGTCTGCTCTGGCGGGAAGTACGATGTGATGGCGATCATGGCTGCCGTGGCGGAAGGCCGCTCGCAGCTCTGGCTGCTGGTCGAGGACGGAGAGCTGCCCAAATTCCTGGCGGCGGCGGTCACGGAGCTCTTCATCCATCCGGGGCACCGCACCTGCCGCATCTGGATGGCGGGCGGCGACTTCATGGCCCTGGTCAAGGACGGCGGCCCCACGTTCGACGCCTTCGCCGAGGCCGAGGGCTGCAGCAACATCGAGGTGGACGGCCCCGACTTCATCATCCCGTTTCTGGCGAGGCACGGCTTCAAGCTGACCACCGTGACAATGTCCAGGAAGATTCCGTTCGTGAAGGAGGACTAAGATGGCCTCAGGATCAGCCCAATCTTCGAGCTCGAGCTCCGAGCCCTGGCGGGCCCAGCAGCCGTATCTGAAGGACGTGTACCGGCAGGTGCAGGGGCTCCAGGACACGCCGATGGAGTACTACCCCGGCAGCACGGTGGGCCCCCAGAGCGAGGCCACTCGGGGTGCCCAGGCGATGACCACGGATCGCGCGACCGGAGGAAACGATCTCTACAACGCCGCCAGCGAGCTGACCCAGGCCGAGCTCCGCGGGGACTACCTCAACTCCAATCCCAACCGTTCGGCCATGTTCGACCAGGGCGCAGCCGACATCACGCGGGCCTACAAGACGGCGATGGCACCGGGGACGGACACGGGCTACGCGAGCTCGGGGCGCTTCGGTTCTGCCGCCCATCGCGGTCAGCAGGGTCGCGACATGGGCATCCTCGGCAAGGAGCTCGGAGATCTCTCCACGCGCGACTACGCCAAGGAGCGCGACACCCAGAGCGCCGCCGCACGCTACGCGCCGCAGCTCGCCGAGGCCGGCTACGCCGATGCCGACCGGCTCGGCCAGGTGGGACGCGAGCAGGACACCTACAGCCAGAAGATGCTCGACGACCTGGTGAGGCGCTTCGAGTTCGGCGAGAACGAGCCCTGGCAGAGGCTGGGCCAGTACAGCTCGCTCGTCGGTGCGCCGGTGATGACTTCGGACGCGAGTTCCAGCGGCTGGTCCTTCGGGGTCGGGTGCTGGGTGTCGGCCGAGTACTACGACTACTGGACGCCGAGCTGGTGGGCCGCGCGGAACTGGATCGCGGACGGGTGGACGACCCCGGCCGGCCGCCTCTTCCGAGCCGTCTACATGAAGCACGGCGAAGCGATCGCCGCGGTCGTGCACCGCAACCGCCTGGTCAAGGCCGCTCTCCGGCCGATCTTCGAGTGGTGTCGGCGCAAGGGCTGTGAACGAGCTCTCGCCGAAGTGGGGTGTGCGTGATGCCGCTGTTCG